CACCATCTCCTGGAAAATCAAAATAGGCTATGTCTCCTGGTTTTGGAGAGGCATCTTTTGCATCTACCCAGGTGCCCATCTTTCTAAACGCAGTTGCACCAGCCACAGTTGAGACAGTGTTAGGAACCTTTACACCTGCTTGATTAGCACACCACATAACAAAAGATCCACACCAAGGCAAGAAATCAGCCTTAGTAAATTTTCCGTACTTAGTCTGGTTATCTTTTGGACCCTCAATAGTACCAACTTCTTTTTCTGCAACCTCAATAATTGCTGCTGCTGTGCCTTTTTCTGCCATGTCTAATCCTTACTCTGGAATTGTGTCATTAAATTTATCTAAGGGAATCCGCCAAGAATTCTCTGGAGGGTAATGATACTCGTCCTTTGTGCATTCCTCAACGGGAAGCCATCCATAAACTTCAACCTCTGAGTAATAATCACGGTCTAATACTCTGGCTCCTACAAGAACCACCCCTGGTCTGATGTCCTTGGGAAATACTGGGATTTCATCTTTAGTTCTTACAGACTTTACTTCATATACTGGCATTACATCTGGAAAATCTTTTCGGAAGGAATGTTCTTCATTAGTATAGAAAGGAAATACAAAAGGCTGCTTATATAATTTGGCCACAGCGTACTCAGCAACAATAGTCCTTACATTTGCCGCAATTTCTGGCTCTAGGTACTTCTTATTGTCACCCGCATAGTTAGGTCGATCAATACTTCCAAACTTAATCATCCATCGGTTTAATGCAATATCTGCACATGCACGAACTTCTTCTTTTGATAAGTTAACAATTTTACTCATATTGGTTATTCTTTAATACTTCACGTTTTTGATGAAGGTAATCGCCCGTAAATTTAGTAGCAACCCGTAATTGTTCTGTAAGAAAGCGGGATTCATCTTCTTTTGTTTCATCTCTTACTACATGAGATAATGGATTTTCTCGTTTAAAAGGAATGTACTGAACTAGAGGAGTTCCTCGTTCGATAAATATCTCTGTCTTTTTACTGTGAAAAAGAAGTTGAATGTTAATTTCACTTGCAAAGTCTGTATGCAAAATTCCTGGCATAGCAGAAAAATCTTTGTTGAATTCATAAAATACAGGTAATTGTAAAACAGAGTATCCTGGAGGCGTAATAAGTCTCCATGGAGCAATTGCTTTTAAAACCGCATTTCCAGGTTCTCCATTACTGTACGGAGTAACAAAATCAATTAATTGATTTTTTGGGTGAGAATCCCAGGGAAATATATCTAACCCCTTTCCTACATTTGCTCCTTTTCCAGATAACCATGTAAATTTATTGTTTTCTAAATCTAATGTAATTACCGTGTCTGTCCACATAGGAATAATAAATCCTTGAGAAAAGTATTCTGGAAAAGAAGGACAAGCCTTTATAGTTCCTGCTACGTCGTGTAAGTGTTCGTATCCCGCACGTTTTAATGGCATGTCTTTCCACCACTGCGGAATAAACGCTTTAGCGGGACGGGGATTAATTTCAGGTATACCTGTTAGACCTTTGAATATTGAAACAAATTGAACAGTAGGTTCTTCAACCCTCTTCTTTGGCCACATATAATTCCTTTGGTATTCTACTATTCTAAAATGGAAAATGAACTCTACTTTAAAGATAGAGTAATCAGCAACTTTACTGAAGAACTTACTGTTTACGCAAATCAGCCTAATTTAAAGTTTCTTCAAATTGGAGCACACGTGGGCCACGCCTCTAAATGGCTTTTAGACCACATTTTAACGGATCCTACATCCCTATTAGTAGATGTCGATACCTGGGACGATAACATGTGGCCAGGAATTAACAGGGAAAAAGAATACGATAGTAGGCTTGCCTCATATTCCAATTTAAAAAAAGTAAAACTTTTAAGTAATGAGTTTTTTAATGTAAATACTGAGTTTTTTGATTTTATATATGTAGACGGAAGTCATACAAATCGTCAAACATATTACGATGGAATAATGGGATTTAAATGTTTAAAGATTAATGGGGTAATGGTATTTGATGATTATAAATGGGGCAGCGGATTTGGACCAAGATATGCAAGTACGACTAGATTTATAAAGGAAAATAAAAATTATATAAGGTGTAAAGAACTACGAGATCAAATGTGGGTAACTAAACTTTACTAGTACTTATAAGTTGATACGACCCATTAATGTCTTTGCACGTTTAGAAGGTTCTTTAGTTAAGAATCCTCTGCCCTTGGCTTTCTCATAAGGAACTGCAGTTGCAAATTGATCTGAAGTTGCATCAAGTATCTTTCCTGATGAATGCTTTAAGAACCAGTGACTAGTTCCCTCATGCTTAATCTGCATAGGAGTGTATCCAGCAGACTTACCACCTAGTGCGTGATAAACAGCCTCACTGGCTACGTAGCAGTGGCCAGCGGTCTTGCACTCGTGTCCACGAAACTTTGCACTACGTAGGTCATCAGTTAGATGCTCTCTAACATTAGAAACTATTTGATGGTCGTAGTTGTTCATTGAAACTGCTTAAAGTGTCCAGGGTGAATATTAGTAGGCACGTACTCTTTGCCCATACGTTCGTCATGACTTCCTTTATCAGTAAAGTTAGTTGTCATGGCTAGATGACCACCTTTAAAGTTTTCTTTTCGCTCACCTAATCCTGGCTGACGATAAACTGTTACTGGCACATGGGAAACGCCTTCAGCCATTGCAGCCTCTAATCTATGATGACCTTCACCAACAACACCCCACTTATTAGCATGATCATATGCAACCATAATTGGATTGTTAATACCGCCGCCCTTTTGAATATCTCCTCTAATTCCAGCAATAACCTTAGAACTAGAAGGCTGAGCATCAGCACCTAGACGTCTATGCTCAATCAAAGGAATTAAGCGCTCAGTTCTAACCATGCCAGTAGCACTCTCACTCTTATCTCCTTCAAGATGACCTTTACCACCTGCTTTTCTTTGTTGTACATAAGATGGAATAGGAACAGTAAATTGTTTTTGATTTAACATTATGCTTTCCACTTCCTTGGCGGAGTGTAAGTGCGTGTGCGATCTCTCTTATCACTTAACTTAGTGACAGCAGATACATGTACGGTGCTGCCTTTTTTAACAGGAATTTCGTTTTCCCAATACTCATCGTAGACTTGATTCTTCTTTAATACATCAGGACGAGTCTCACGACTCCTCTTAGCCACTTGTCCTTCAATTACAACGCCAGGTCCACGCCGAATAGGATTTCTTGCAAAGCCGACGGCTCTTTCTGGATCTTCTGTCCAATGCATGCCGAGGGGTTTTTTTACATCGGTAGTAGAACTTAATCCACGATAGAGAGTGTGAAATTGTTTAGGAGATAAGTTACTCATGTAGTCATCTCTCGTGGTGTCTTATATCGGCGCATTCTTTCACGTTTATTAGGATGCACTGTTGTTATTGAGTGAACTTTAACTTTAACGTTCTCTTTTAAAGGTACTTCGTCTTCTTCGGCATCCATAGCAATGTCATAGGTCTGTAATTTCTTTGGGTTTCTTTCTACGGCATTTTTGGTCGTTGTTGCGTGTATAACCGAGTAGGGACCTTTATAAGATGCACGATGACTTGCATAGCCGCCTAGACCCTTGCCACTTCCAAAGTCTTCTGCTACATCTGGGTTATCAGTCCAATGGACTCCCAGTATATTTTTTTGTATTCCAGAGGCACTAGTTTGTAACCCACGAAATACATGAAATTGTTTAGGAGATAAATTAGGCACGGTTGTAATCGTCCTCTAAACGAGTAATGTCATCTTCTCCAAAATATAATCCTAATTGTGTTTCAATAAATACTAAATCATCTTCACCTGTATTTTTAATTCGGTGCGCTACACCCGTCTCAATAACAAATGAATCGCCACCTAGACACATCGCTTCTTGACCATCTAGAGTAACTGTTCCCACTCCATCAACAATTACCCAATACTCACTTCTCTTATCGTGTACTTGATATGATAAACGTTGTCCTGGCTTTACAACAATGCGCTTAACCTTGTGTGTAGCAGTATCACTTAGTACCTCGTAAGTGCCCCACGGCCTATTTTCTATAAAAGTCATTATTCATACTCCACTGGAATAAGGTTATTTGGAGCGAGGTGAGTTGCTGCTGCAAGGCGATGGTGTCCGTCATATATGGTATTTTGTTTAGGGTTTAGTTGTATTGGAGTTTTTACGCCTTCTTTTTTTACACTATGGTACAAAGAGTCCTTTACAAACTGTCTATCTGGTAATCCGCCTGTTTGTTTAATCTTTTTTGATTCATGTAACTTGCGATACATAACCTCTTCATGACTAAGTTCATGGTCTTCATACTCTTCGGGTTGCGCTTCATAACGATAGCGTATTTCTTTTGGTGTCATAAACATCTTTAGTTGTTCATGTGAAAGGTTATTTTCGGCAGCCACTATTCTTCATCCTCTCGAGGTTCAGATCTCTTAGGCTTCCT